CATCCATCAAATAGTTAACCATAAGATAAGATCTTGTGGCAACAGATGATAGACCGGAAATAGGGAATGGGGATATCTCTTCGCATTTATAGAAGAGTCGCTTAGCGAACTCACCTACAAATTTTGAAGAAAATGTCTTTTCAGACGATACCTCCACTCCTAAGGATTTGATTCGTGCACGGTACGCCTCCATAAGTTTTGTGTCGCCTATCATTAAATCATCCCCCAGTAATACGTAAGGAGCAGAATCCCAAGGGATTCCGCAATCTGCGCATGACTGGAACATGACAAAGTGATGGGCTAAAGAGGTGGTAGCCCATGATGAGTAAGCACCCATTGGAGTCCCAGTTGCGTACGAAATGTACCCAATTGCAGACTTAAATGGAAGCCCAATCATCACGTACTCCCATGCCTCAACATAAAATTTAGGGAGAACCCCTTTTAAAACAATAGATACAAATTTGATTGGAAATCGATCAGTAAAGGCCGAAAGGTCAATACTATGAAAGATTTCCCAATTTTCTATCTTTGTCTTAAAAGAGCCCTGGTCGAAGGTGCAATCCTGAGGGATTTTCCTCTATACCCGATAAGTCCATGAATGTAAGGGCCGTAAAGCGGTTTGGGACCAATAGTCCTACTCAGCCACGACTCTTACTTTCAGTTCTTTATCTGGAAAGAAGACAATCTTTCGTAATAGCTCAGCTGTAGGGACAACCGAAGTGGTTATCTTTAAAATTGCAGCTATTATGTCAGGGTTATCCCTAATAGCTTTAATCTTTAAGAAGAGTTCATCTCCACCCAGAAGTTTTAGGTTTTCAATCTAAGCTTCAGGTAAGGTAAATACTTCATAAAGACTAGAGGCTAAGGCATGCCCAATAGGGCCGGCCTTAGAACTAAAGTGGAATTTACGCCACCTTAGACTATTAGGTACATCCTTCGAACCTACGTGGTAACCTAAAGAGCTCCAGAAACTCATTAACCCATAGCTATCAAGACGCTACCCATTAATTGGGGCCTCTGTGATAGTTGTGAAGTTAGGGAGTTTCCCGAGTGACTAAGCTCGAGTAGAAAAGAGTATTGTCTACTAAAGACGGAGTATTACTCGGTCGTTACATGACACTTCCTCTCTCTATCTTGAACCTAGTACTTTAGGCCAACCATTTCGGGTCGTACTGACACCTTTCATTCTGATCCCATCCTCGGACAAGTAGTGTAATAGTTGTGTACGGATGCCTTTAACAGCACCTATACACTCTAGAATACCACGAGTTTGTTGGATGTTCTGGAAATGATTGATGACAGGATAGAATATCTCTACTCTAATGGC